AGATTTTCTTCTTGCCGCACGTTTAGGCCCTGGTTTATCTTCTGTAACTGCGGTAGATAGTTTAGAACCTGGGTTCATTCTACGATATGCTTTAACACCAGCTTGTGTCATACCAGCACCAGCTTTTGTAGATCTAAAATTTTTCTTATTTCTTGGAGGCATTCCTCCTTTAGATTTTTCTATAGGTTTAACTTCAACTTCTTCTACGTATTGTTTAAGTTCTCCGTTGTTTCTTCCTTGAGGAAGACGCGTAACATTAGCGTAGTACTCCAAGATAGTTCCTGGGGTAGCATATGGATTTTTAGCCATTGAATTGTGATTATTGTGAGGTTAATCCTGGACCTGAGTATTTGTCAGTTAATAAAGTGACTGCAGCTACACTTGTAAATGTAGATACATAAATTCCTTGTGGGAATACAATACCGTCTTCAGGAAATGAAAAGTTAATAATATCTCCATTTGGAACATCTGCTGTAAATAAAGTTGTTCCTGTGGCACTACCCGTTTTTAATTCAACTGTTCCTGTTCCTCCTCCAGAAGAAGAAACAATAATTCCTCTTAATCTTATAGATGGTGCTACTACCACGTTGCTGGTTGCAGCTATAATTCTAGTTGCTTGTATGTCTGATTTGTAACCCATAATACCTCTATTGTATATTTAAATTAGGGAGGCGTAAATACGCCTCCCTAAATAACTTATTGATTATGCTCCTGGAGAACCAAAGATTCCTCTAGGGTCAGAGAAACCAAATGAGTATCTCTCTCTAGCTTTGAATCTAACGTTTCCAGTATCAAAGTCACCTTCAATAGCAGTTTTGATAGGACTTCTTACGAAGTGCTTCAAGCCATTTGGTGCATCAGTCATGATAAAGAAAGCATCAGTGTCAGTCAAGAAATGATTGACTCTGTAACCTTCTGGTATCATACCCATGTTCATAACTGCGTTTATATCGTTTTTAGCGAACGCGTTACTTCCACCAGGTGTAGTTGATAAAGGAGATTTCAAAATTCGCTCAGCAGTAAATTGTAATTCTTTTGGAATTATTAATTTTCTACCCATAGTAGCGATTTTTAATCCTCTTTCGTCAACAAATGCTGCGATATCAATTAGAGATTGCTCTAATGATGTTTCTGACAAGTCAGACGCTGTAGACAATTCGTTTCTGAAAGTTCCTCCATTAGCAAGTGGATGGTCGGTAGCTAATAAAGCTTTGCCGTCACCACCTGGGAAGGTGTTCAAAAAACCATTGTTTAGAACGTTTGCCGCAGTGATTTGTTTAGTTTGAGACATTGAACGAGCAAGCGCTCTAGTATATCTAGACGCTAATCTGTCGTACAAGTTATCTTCAATAGCTTCCTCAGTAATAGCAAAAGCAAGTGCTACTGTATTATGAGTGTATCTAGAAGTGTAAGCTTCAGATGCTTGGTCAAAATTTACCATTGCACCTTCAGATTTGATCGCCGCAGCGCCAAAACCTGTTAGCATTACTTCCTCTTCGAAAGCTCTGTCAGATGACTCCGTTACGAAGATTTCTGCATGTTCGTTGTCGTATCTGTTGTATTCCAGGCCGAATAGTGCATTCAATCCTGGCTCTAGTTCTTTAACTAGTTGTGATCGTGATATAGCCATTTTTTATTCTCCTATTATAAGCCTGTACCATTTCCACCATAAGAGTAGAAATGATTGTTTATTCTTACAAGAACATCAGCGTTCACTGATCCTACTGTATCGTTAGCAATATCTTGAGAGATATCGATAGCTTGAACTACAAATGTATTTGCAACTCCTGATACAGAGTAATCTAATTGAACTCTAGATATACCTGTTTGAACGTTTCCAGTTTGGTTAGTGATGGAAAAGTTCTTAAAGATGTCTGCTACAGCGAATGCTCCATCAGAATCAACTGAATAAACTACTTCTGGATCGTCAATAACCGAAGCGATGATATCGCCTTGAGTCGGTGTAACAGATCCTGGATAATAGTTTTTAAAAGTTGGTTTCTGAGTAGTTGGATCGTTGTAGAACACTCCATTAAACACTCCGACAACAGCATCAGAAGTATTAGCAGTTGCTCTCTGAATAAATCCAGTAGAAGTTGGTATTACCAAATCCCCTTGAAATATCGCAGTTGCGTAACCCGCTTTAATTCTGTATCTGTTCTGAGCATTTATAAACGGAGAGCCATCTAACTTTCTTACTGGTCTTAGACCATATTTTTCAGCTACGTTAGCCATATTGTTAGTACTCCTTTTTTATATTTGTTTCAGTTTGTTTTTGGGATGGTTATCGTCACAAAATTAGGACTTTCTTCCACCACCAAAAGATACACGAGATTGTCGATTAACATTAATCGGCATCTCAGGTCGTTGTTCCTTCATGATATCGTTATCAACCGCTTCAATTTTGTCCTGAGTTATTTTTTTGAAATAATCAGAGCGCGATTGCACAATTTCTTCAGGTATCCTTGCCAACACAAGGCCAGCAACCCCGATCAAACCTGCGTATTGTCCGTCTCGAATAACTGGGTATCCATGATCACCGATAGTATTTTTAATTTCTTCGGCTCTTACAAATTCCCAACCTTCTCTAAGTTTCTTAGATACGTTTGCCGTATCTTGAAAACCCATAGACTCGACTCTGATCCATCTGTGGACCATGCCGACTGGCGCAGGTGGTGCGTCCAGAGCTGATGGTGGCGACCAAGGTTTTTTTCTCAAACCTTCTTTATGTTCTTCAGTCGCGCGTGAAGTCTTATTTAACTTATTATCGCTCATACTATTGTACCTCCTTCACGTATTTAGCGTATTCTTCTAGTGGCACCCCTAATTTTTTGGCAATAGCCACCTGTGATTTGGTGAGTCTCACAGTTTTGCGTCCTTGCTGTTGTCTTCCAGCACTAGCAACTTGTTGGACGGGTTCTCTTCGTTGCTCTTGTACAGCAAACTTATGAGGGAAATTTTCCTTCATTCGTTTGTCTATTTCATTATAATACTCTTCACTTTCAACATCAACACCCATACCCACTAGATCTTCATGGATGGTGAAAGCGGCATTAGTCATGATTTTATCATTACCAAACCAAGTATTCTTTTGAGCCCAGGACTTAGCTTTTGGGCTAGGTTCTGGAGCAACAGGTTTTTGTTTTTGTTGTTCCTGTATCTCAGAAGCTTGTATTTTTTTCTGCTCTTCTAATTGTCTTAATCGTTCCGCACGATCAGCCATTTGCAATTTAGCTTTTTCTTTTTGCACTGCAAGTTGTGTCAGTTCATCATTTGCTTGCATAATGGCATCAGTATCATTAGCTTCAATAGCAGATTTTAATTTAATTCGTACTTGTTCTCTTTGTGCATCTACTCTTGCATCAAATTCTTTCAAGTATTGTTCATCAGCACTATCTAATCTTTTTTCCGATGTTTCATATTTTTTATGAAGACCTCGTGCAAATTCTAATGCTGCTTGTTCTCTACGTTCCGCTTCTCTATATCTTCTTGTTAATTTATCTATTCTTTTTTGAACCGATTCAGATATTTGATTTAGATCGTCTTCTTTTTCTTCTTTTGTTTCTTTTTTTAGATTAGGATTGCTTGGAGTAGGTCTATCTGTTTCTTCTTCTACTTCAATTTTTTCCTTTTCCTCTTCTTTACTATGAGAAGTGTAACCTAAATCAACTTCTCCTACATTCAGTGTAGGTTCTTTTGATGGTTCTTCTTTATTTTCTATTTGGATGTCTTGTTCTTTTACATCATCCGTATCTAAGTCCACTTGGGATTCAAACTTAGAGGTTTCTTTTTCTTCTAACATTATATGTTCTCCTATTTAATATAAATGAAGGATGTCTTCAGGTTTTGCGATGGTAGCAATAATCTCATCGTCATTTAAAATACGATGCTCACCGTATTTTGTTTTAAAGCGTGAGCCAGCATATCTTCCGTAGATTACAAACTGACCTTCCTTACACCAAGGGCCTTTAGGAAATCTATCTTTATCCGAATAACAAAGATCTCCTAATGCAACGACTAAACCAACTACGGTTGTCATTTGAATAGTTTCACTTACGTTATCGGTAAGAAGAATTCCGCCTTTAGTTTTTTTCGGACCTGCATAAGGTCTAACTAAAAGTCTGTATCCTACTGGTTTGGGAATTACATCCAGATATTGTTGTATACCTTCTGGATCGGTAGGTATTTCCTGCTCCCTAGATTCGGGTGCGGGCTTATGATTAGACACGCCTATTAAAGACGTATCAGGTGTTACTATCGTCATCGACATTCTCCATGTTCTTCTGCAGGTCTTTTAGATCCTGTAGCAATACCTCTAGGGCATTGAGTTTCCCTCTAGAGTAATGGAGTTTATCGGTCGTGTCTACACCATAGCAAATATGGTCTTTCGTTTGCTCTATTTGTTTTTTAATATAGTGTTTAACTTGGTCTAACGTTCCTAAATCAAGCATCTTTTTTCTTTTGTAAAGCTATTTTATTATCCCCTTTTAAGACAGGAACAAAACCTAAATGAGTAATTAATATATTACCAATAATATTCATATCAAATTTAGGATAATCATCATAAACAAAAACAGATCCTATTCTCGATCGATCGGCAAAAAATAATGTTTCTCGTATCACATCTATCGTTTTATGAGGTCCATCAAAATGAACTAAATCATAAATATTAATGACTTGTTTTGATTCTCTATAAATGGGAACTCCATCTTGAAACCG